TCATCGTCGTCATCGTCGTCATCGTCGTCCTCAACTTCAACCTTCTTAGGCTTAGCCTTTGCTGACTTCTCCTTCTTAACTGGTTTGGTTTCAACAACCTCATCATCGTCGTCTTCCTCATCAGCTTCAACAATCTGTGCTCTAACTGCTGCATTGAACTTGTTAGCAGTTGTATGCTCAGGTAGATACTTGATGAACTCTACAAAATCCTCTCCAGCTTTAGCTGTTAGTTCTGTAACTCTAGATAGTGCAAATGGATATCTCTTTCCAATATCCTGAATTGCTGCTAAGTCTCTTCCCTCTGCAATAACACAAGCAGCCTCATAAAGTGTGTAATTCTTTGCCATTTCTTTTTCTCCTTTTGTTTCTTTACTTTAACTTAATTTATTTCTAATCGCCTCGCGCGTCTTAGACTATTTAACCAATTCTAACAATAAAGCTTTTTCTCTAAAATCAATTGTTCTATAATCGCTTACCTTGTACCCAGCCTTTTCTAAATCATAAAGATTGCTTAGTACGTTAAGACCTTCAGCTGCATATAAAAATCTTTCAACACCTGCTTCTTTTAAACATCTAACAAATTCTTCAACTTGAAAATTCATAAGTTGCTCTTTTAAAATTAGAATGTTATAACGATTATCAACGCTGTATGTGTAAGCTGAAATTGCTTTATTTGTTCCATCAATAAGCGCATTCCTTAAGTCGCAGCCTCTTTCTCTGCATTTAATAGCCTCTTTTGATTTTACACCAAACTCTCGCTCTATTGCTATCTCTTTCTTATCGTGTCCTTCTAGTTCTTTCTTTATAGCTTCTTTCTCTTCGATAAGTTTTTCAAAATATAAATTCTTTTCCATTTCTTTAATCCTTTCTTTGTGAAAAATTCTTTATTTATTTTGTAACTATATTATAGCATAGAAAAGAACTAATGTAAACATTTATTTAAAAGTTTTTTCAAGTTTTTCTGCGAAATCCTTAATTGATTCTACTGTATCAAACTTGATTGCACCCTTAAGATAAGTCTTTTCTTCTGTTCCAATTGGCGCTAAGCACTGAGCAACTGTGTAACCACCTTTAGAACACTCAGAAACAACTATCACCTTTGAATCAGTAACACGAACTTCCATAAGTTCATTATAAGTAACCTTTTCCTTATCCATTATTCATCTCCTCCTTCCTTCTCAATGTTTGCCTTGAATAACACCACAAACTCTTTCACATCATCAGAGGCTAGTGGTAGCTGATTTAGATTATCCATCTCAACAAAATCGCTTAAACTATTAAACTTTAATGTTGATTCACCATCTCCATCAATAGAAATCTGTTTGATTCTAAAAGTACCTAAATCAATAGGCTTCTTACCAGGTAGCTTAGCCCCAATGTGTACATCATTATTTAACATCTGCGTTAACATAATTGAATTAGTCAACTCTGAATAGCTTGCTTTTAGTGCCAGGTTAACCGACCCGTTTGCTGCCATATTGTGACCGTTATACTTAACAACCTCTTTTACTTTAATGTTCATAATGCTGATTTTCTCCTTTTCTTAAACTTACTTTCATAATCTTTATTAAACGACTCTCTTGAGTGCGCACAAGATTCAATAGATTTTCTTTCTGGCTGACTTAGCTCCTCTTCACAATCTAATAAGTCTATACCTAAAAAGTTAGAATCATATTCACCTGTCTTTAGATATTTTGATAGCTCTTCAACCTGATGCGGTTTTACCACTAGATAGACTTCATTTGATTTTAGAAACTGAATTGCAAATATTGGTAACTTATGAGCGACCGCTGCATTGTTAATTAGAACATCTAAATCTTTCTTAGCAACCTTAATACTACTTGCATCAGTACTCTTCAATTGGCAGATTAGGTCTTCTGATTGACCATCTTCTTTTTCTATCCAGCCAGACCCTGAATTCTTTGTAGGCTTTAAGCCTAACATATCCATTACTTCTGCTTCATTTTTTCTATAGAACTTACCTGACCGCTTCATCTAAATACCTCTTCTTTTCTAGAGTTATATAGTTCTCATAAAACTTAAATGTTCCAATATCAACTTCAATATCACTATATGCTCTTTTCAAGAGTAAATGCCTTTCAAAGCTTCTGTCTTTTAACACCCCAAACAAAATCAATAGTTTCTTTATCCTAGACTGCCTTGAACGCCATTCTCTCCAAAGTTCATATCTTCTCTTAAAGCTCATTTTACCTTTAGCTTCAAAATCTAAATCAAGCGCAACGATTAAGAAAATTTTTAGTTCCTTGCTAAGCTTTAGCAAAAAGTCTTTGACCTTCTTAATCGCATTGCTAATATTTTCCATTATCGTTTCAGTTACTTCTCTAAGCCTATTGATACTAACCTCTGACATTATTAATCACCCCAAACAATCTTATCTTTTTCATTTAAACTCATTGGCTCTAGTTTAACCCAGCTTGCTAGGTCTTCTAGCTTGCAACCATCATAATAACCAATATCATGATATGCTGGATAGCTTGCCTCTCTTTTGAGCAACATCGAACTAGAATATAAATTCTTAACCATTACAGCTTTTTCTACCGTATCAAAAATTTGTATCTTTGAATCGTCTCCATCTGCTCCCATTACAAAGTACAATATTTTTATTTCTTCTGCTGCAAAACTATTTTCTTTTGGCTTTGATTTTCTCTTTTCCATTTTCATTGCTTTTGCCTTTTCTTGCTCTTGTTTCTTTAGCTGCTTTGCTTCAAGCTTTTCAGCCTTCTTAGCATTTGAGTTAAGACAAACAAGATTTATCAAAGCTAAACCAATTCCAACAGGCGGCACAAACAATGCAATTATTATTGATACCACAATTCCTATGCCACACACTACACATGCAAAATCATAAAACGCTTTCATTTATTTTCTCCTTTCTTTAATCAAAGCACCAGTCTCTATGTTCTCTCAAACAATAATGATTACCCATTGATACAATAATATGGTCTAAGCAACTTATTCCTAATACATCGCCAGCTTTAACAACTCTTTCTGTAAAAGTTATATCTGTTGATGATGGCGTTACATCTCCGCTTGGATGATTGTGTGCTATTACAATGCTATACGCATTATTTAGTAAAGCTCTTTTGTAAATATCTGCCATTCTTAAACCACAACCATCAATGCTGCCATGCGCTACTTCATGCAAGCCTATGATGTTCATATGTATATCTAAACAAACCATAACCATCTTTTCGTCTGCACTTGTATCTAATCCATATTCTTTAAGTATATCAACAATAGTTTCACTAACCAACTCTTTAGTAGCATATTCTAGTTGCGTTTCTTTTACCAAAACACATTTCATAACATTAAGACTTTTCTTGTTTTCCATTTCTTTACCTTTCTTTTAGACAAGCAACCAAATAATAATGATTAGAAATATAACCAGCATGATTATATCAAAAATCCAAAAATATTTATCTGACAGCTTTGGATTTTTATTTACATAGAATACACCTACGATTCCAAAAGCTAATGCTACCATAAACATTAATTTTAATAGACTTATCATTTTTCTGCCCTTTCTTTCATTTTCTTATATCTTTTAGGCTTGCCTGTTACATACATGCTGTCTGCTTCCCAATCTTGCCTATTTATTGATTCCATATAGTTTTTTTCATAAGCAAGATACTTTTCACAAACCGAATGGCATGTTGCACTTCTCTCTTTGCACCCTTGATTACAAGGACTCACTAACTTACAAGACATAATCTCTTAATGCTTCTCCTAACTCAAAACCAATAAGTGAATTCATTTGCGCTTCTCCCAGAAGCTGATTTTTTAGACGATGTAATCCCATTGCACAAACTGAAATTAATGGCATGTTTGATTTTAGCTCTTCAATCTCCCAAGTATACAGTGACAATGGCTGGTCTCCGTTCTTCTTAACCACCGTCATAGTCCATAGTTTAGGATTATTTGTGTGCCTATCAAACCTACAAGCACAAATGTTATTTCCATCGCTGTCCTCTATATCGCAACAGAATCTAACACAAATCCTGTCCTTATAGACTTTACCTGTCATAATATCTGATTCTAACATTCATTACCTCCATAACATCTTAAGACTTGATTAGCTATCTTAGTTACATGCAGTCTGTCTTTTTCTGACAACCTAGAATTTATATCGAATCCTGTTGTCCCATCAAAATCATGTAACACATAATAATATTGAGTCTCTTCTACTGAACTAAATTCTTTTGACATCTCAACAAGCTGTTTTGCTAACTCATCAAAATCTTTATCTGATATAACTTGTGCATCCAACTCATAATATAAAATTGAATGCACAATTATTAACCTCTGTAAAAAGTTTATTTTAGTTCTTTCTGAATAGTAGCAGTTTGGAGCTCTATCAAAATTAACTCTCATCTTACTTGCCTTCAAAAATAAACTTGATATACCTTTCTGGATGCTCCTCAATGAATACAACCAAATCATATAGCTCTAATTCATTAGCAATCCATTGAACCGTATTGCAGTCAAACATATTTGTCCTGCCTGTGTTTCTAACCTCAAGAATTTGCTCTATGATTTTATCTGATATCTTTGCTTCCATTTCTTGGTCCTTTCTTTTAGCTATCGTTTTAAACTAGAAGGGGCTTTGCGCCCCCTCCTCTTAATTTTCTTTTTCTAGGATATCAAGCACTTCTTTCATTGTGTCTTCTTCAGCTCCTATTAGTAAACCATATGCTGGTCCTAATGTTACACTGATATCATATCCTTCTTTATACAGCTCAAATAGTTTTGCTTTATGCTTTTCTTTTACAACCATTTCTAAATACTCTTTCATTTTCTTTCTCCTTTACTTTTAAGAGTGTTTCTTTTGATACTTTAATTATATCAAACATTTAACTATTTGTACATAGTTTTTAGAAAATAATTTAAAAATATTCTTAGTGTAGAAAAGAAAAAGAGAAAGAAATATATAAAGAAAGGGACAAGAAAAGAACTAGGATTCAATTTTGAGTTTTGACTTATCACCTTTGAAGTAAAACATAGAGATTGCTGCACTATCAGATGCATCGTTATCATATTCAAACTTTATACCATTTCTTTCAAATGTTCCTTTAGTACGTCTACCCTCTACTTTCTTTAAGATGCTTTCTTCAAATCCTTGATTTATACACCACTGAACCGTTAACCACTTTTCTTCTGGTACCCCAAATCTATTTGATTCTTTTTTAGCTGACCCTACCACTTGCGCTTTCCAACATCTAGTATCAACACTATAGACTTCTATACCAAACTCAGAAAGCACATCCACAATTAATGCATTCAAAGCCCCTATCGATTTTATATAATCAATATTCAAAAAGCCTTGAGACCTTAGTCTAATTCTTTCAATAACGCATATATAATTTTCTGCTTTTCCGTAAACCGCAACGCAGAGTCTACTCAGCTTATTTCTGAGCACACCCCTCTTCTCTGACTTAGTTTTACATTTACTTAAATCAATATTCTTAACTTTTAACAGCCTACCATCTGCAGAAATACTTATCCCTACATTCTTATAACTTTGGTCTATTCCTATAGCTAGAGTCTTATACTTTATCATTTCCTTTTGTCCTCTACTATATATCTATTCTTGCCTATCTGTTTTAAGTCGTCTGTCTTAGAAACTAATATAACTGTTCCTGATTTAATCGTTCCATAATCTGTCTTAACATCATCAGTATAAACCACCATGAAGTCACCTTGACAAACATTCTTCTCAATCGCAGATTTACCACTTATATAAGACTTCCTGTCTAAAAGCCTATTCAACCTTATGTTTTCTAACATGACAACAATAGTTAGCAATATAAGCAAAATTATTATGGCTCTCTGCGTTTTTACAATCTTGTTAAATATTACCTCCATGATTACTTCTCCAATCTTATCCTCCCTTTGCCTACATTCCAGCATGCCTCTTTCATGAAGCAGTCTTTACATTTCTTGCAAGAAGGACTACCGGCTTCACTTGGTCTTTTAACCATCTTATGGTCTTCAAACACTCTATTATAATTATAGATGATTGATTCTGCTCTATCAGCAAACTTATCTACTTGTGCTGGGTCATAGTCATATACCTCCAACTTAAAGTCTTGTGTATTCTTGTCCTCGTTCAACACAAATCCTTTGAGATAGTCTTTTCCGTTCCAAGCACCCTCTTCTTTAGCTTCCTCAATACAAAGATGCATATACCATTGGCATTGCTTCCAAGCGGATGGATGCTTTGTCATTTTCTTATACTGAAAAGTATTAACAGACTTAATCTCTCCTATCATCTTACCATCATAAAAGCTTGGTACCTCACAAATTATATCAGGTGTATAAGACAGCTTATAGTCCTCGCAAAACCTAGTCCTATCCATATCTATTGCTTTGCCTAAGCCACCTCTAATTAGCAGCCTTTGCCACTTCTCATGAATAGCATTGCCTTCTTCAAAGATTCTCATTAAACCAACAGGTATATTTTCTCCCTGCGATTGCTTATATAGCAAGCTAAGCACTTGAGCTCTTAAACAAAAATCTTTATCACCTTTAAGCATTGCTGAAGCATGCAGCCCAACTCGTTCTTGTGATTCTAGACCTCTAGTCATAACTTGCTTTACAAATTTAACCTCTTCTTTTATGTTCTTGTTTTCATAAAATAGATTATTAAATATTTTTTCTAACTCAGCAGCTTCTGAACTTTGTATCTTAGTATTGTTGCCAAGCGCCTCCCCTTTAATATTTGATATTAAACCCATTTTCAACCTTTATCCTTTCTGGCTTATTTAAACAGAAATAGTTTAAACACAAATACACTAAGCTTTTATTATCTGCTTTTGACAAAACCTCTTTTACAAAATCATCTTTTGTCTCATATTCTTCAACAGCTAAACTTATTATACTCTCATCTTTAGGAAACACTTTCCTATCACCAGCTAACAGCCTTGATAATCTATCAGCTTTACTAATATCTAATTCTTCTTTCATAAGTAGCTCGCTAGCCTCATGTAACCAACTCATAAAAACAGGATTCAAGACCTTACTTTTATTTATTTTGCTATAGACCTCTGCTGGCGATGGCCATTCATTCCATCTAAATGTTCCTATATCAACTTTACTTTGCGTTCTTCTCTTTCCACAAATCTTAGCTATTTCTTCTTTGAAGAGGTTTACCTTTACCTCATCATAATCTTGCATTAGCTTTGCTGTAACTAATGCTTCAAAAGGGTCCCTATTTATTTGATGTACTCCTTTAGCTTTATTAGCAAACTTTTTGAAGTCGTTACTTAAGACCTTTAATCTCATAAGCTCTCTAGGATAATCATAGAACAAATCAAAGTAGCTTACCCAAACATCAAAGAAATCTTGCTCTGTACAACTTAAGATTAGCCTATTTTTATTCTGCTCTACAACAACCGATTTATCTTTATGAAAAACTAAATATTTATCTTCTCTTATTTGTCTCCATCTTAAAAACTGCCCTGATTTAAAAGTCTTATTCAAATCAAATCCTGATAATTCAATAGTATACATTCTATCACCTACTCAAAGTTAGTTGGCACTCGTTTTCCAAATTGAGCTGCTCTCTTCTGCATTATCTCTCTTCTTACATCTTTTATATCAGCATGACTTACAAAGCCTCTGTCGAAGAATAAAGGTATTTCACATTCTCCCATAGGATTGCATACCTTAGACTTAACAACCTTGCACTTCATAATCAAACCTATTTTCTCACTTGTTGCTGAATTTCTAGGGTCCTTGTTAGGAATCTCAATCCAAGCTTTTCTAGCAACTTGAATCCTAAGGCTTGCAGCATGCTTCAATTTATGACCACCTGGTGTGCTTGTCTTTTCTCCAAACATCAAAGCTCCCATTTTATCTCTTACCTGATTAATAAAAATCAAGGTTGTTCCTGTTACTTCAATGACTTCTTCAATTGTAGGTAAATATTTATTTATTAGCCTTGCCGTGCCACCTATTCTTTGCTCTTCAATACTATCTCTATCCGCTGACTTCAAAACCTTTTCAGCGTCTTCTTTTGGTACAAGACTTGGCACACTGTCAACCCCAATCAAAGGTATTCCTAGCTTAGCAAATCTGATTACTTTGTTAAAAGCATCTTCCCCATACTTAGCCCTATAAATTAACATCTGTTTTTTTCTATTACCAAATACTTTTGCTCTCTGTGCATCAAAGGTTCCTTCTATAGGAATATCTAAACATAGAGGATGCAATCCGCAGAGGTGATATAGTAAAGTCGTTTTACCAGATGACTCCGGCCCATATATCTCTACAACTCTACCTTCCGGCATCCCTCCACCAATGATTGCATCTAAATCTTCTATTCCTGTACTCCATCTATCTATCTTTAAATTGGCATCTTTTGAATCAATAGAATAGATAGCACCTTTTCCTTCTTTCTTATTTATATCATTACACAAACTTATAATTGCTTCTTTATTAGTCTTTGCCATTTCTTTTACCTTTCTTCGAAAACAAAAGGAATCAAAAGCATTATGCCAAGAATATAATATCTAAGCGTAATTGGACTTTTGATTCCTTTTTCGATAACATAAAAGTCATCCGACTGTATTAAACAAAATATCAGAACCAAGCCTACCACAAATAATATTTCTTTCCATTTCTTTATCATCATGATATTCTCCTTTGTTTATTTATTTTTAACTTACTTTAATTATACCATGATTCTAAATATAAGTACACTATTATTTTAATTTTGTTGCGCCCTCATATACAGAGCTGAATTATATTTTGTGACCCTTTTAATATACTTTGACTTGTTAAACTCTAAAGCTCCTTGTTCTTTCAAAATATCAATAGTCCTTGAGGTGATAGCTCTTCCTTTGCATCTATCATAGAAATCATCAAAATTTATAAAGACTCCATTTTTTTGTCTTTCTTCTTCTATGAATTTTGCTGCTTTCTCTCCAATGCCTTTTATAGAACTTAAACCTTCTTGAACCACTTTCTCTCCATCAACTTTGCGAAGCATACTATCTGCTGAATAATTTACATGAGGCAAGAAAACAAGTATTCCATCTTTAACCGCATCCTCTTTATACAAAGCTGCCTTTGCATCGTCTGAAGCATACTTTAATTTTACACTCCAAAACTCAGCTGGATAATATACTTTGAAAAACATCTCTTCTAAAGAAATTAAACTATATCCTGTTGAGTGCCCTTTGTTAAAAGCATAGTTGAAGAACTTATCAAAAATATCAAAAGATTGGTCTTTGGTCATACCAAAGCGTTTTGCTCCCTTAACAAACTTTTTTAAGTAATTGTTATAATTTTCTTCAAAAGCTTTTATGGCCTTATCTGTGCCACCCCTCTGCATCTTGATAATCTTATCAGCTTCTGGCCATTCAAGTCCACCTATATTAACTGCAATCGCCTGAACCTGTTCCTGATAGATTACACATCCATGTGTCTTCTCTAGATAGCAAGAATAAGGCTTATCGTTGTCAATCAAGCTTGCATCTTCTTTTGACGCTGCATAAACATCTGGCATCTTAAGACTCAAAGGGCCTGGTCTATTCATGGCCGATGCTGCTATAACATCCTCAAAAGAATCACAATCTATTAAGCCTAACATCTTTTGCACTGACTTTTTTTCAAACTGAAATATACCATCACAATTTCCTTCTCTAAAAGAATTTAAAATCTTTTCATCAGTTATCATATCCTCAGAAAAAGATTTACCTGTCATTGCTCTCATCTCAAGCAAACCTGACATAGTTGTTAAGCCTAAGATATCAAACTTAATAACGTTTATCTTTTCCATATCAGACAAATCGTAACTAGTGAAATGCTTTCCTGTTTTCTTGTCAATTCTTAAGGCTGTATAGTCAAGCATGTTTCCAGCTGTAATAGCTACACCTGCTGCATGAGTTCCTATATATCTAACCTTATTATATAACTTTGAAAAATGTAGAATTATATCATCATATTCTCTGTTATACATTTTTGCTTCCGCTGAATTTAAAAGCTCACTAATATTTAGCATTCCCTCTTCTTCAAAGGACTTAATTAACTTCTTAATGGATTTTATTTCATTAGGTTGGTCAACTAAACTATCACAGCATTTAGCTAAGTCATTAATCAAGTTGTCAATCTTATACAATCCATAGGAACAAATTTGAGCAGCCTTATCAGGGTACTTATTAAGCAAATATTCTATTACTTCTCCTCGCCTTGCTGTCTCAAAATCTAAATCAATATCAGGCATCTTCTTTTTGTCAAACCTTAGAAAACGACTAAAATCTAAATCAAATAATATAGGGTCCACCGATGTTATATTCAAAGCATAATTAACCAAACAATTACACCCTGACCCTCTACCTGGTCCAACTGCTATTCCTTGCTCTTTAGCCCAATTAGTATAATCTGCAACCATCAAGAAATAATCTTCAAAACCATGATAATGTATAACTTCTAATTCTTCTTTCAATCTTTCTTTATACTCCTTAGAGGTCTTACCTTTTTTCTTAAGCCCTAAAATAGATTTTTTCTTTAAAGTTGCCCTACTATCTTTACTTAACTGTGGTAACTGCTGCTCTAAATTATCAAGAATCGTATCATCAACTTTATCTTCCAGCTCCTCTAAATTAACAATCATTTCGTTTACTAACTTTATAAGCTCAGATTTATCAAAATCGTTTTTGTGCATCTTGATAAATCTTTTCTTTAGCTCAGATTCTGTTGGCATGTATCGCTCTTTATAAGTTGATTCTATATCCATAAAATCATGACCAGCAATTTCATGCATCTTTATATAAGTGCTTAAATCTTCTTTCCTTCCTCTATGCGAATCAGAGGTTAAAATTAACTTTACACCTAATTCTTTTGCTAGCTTAATTGATTGCAGATTAACTTTCTCTTGCAATCCTTGCTGCGATATCTTATAAGGCTGAACCTCAATATAGAAATCATCTCCAAAAATATCAACCATCTTAGCAATATATTTTCTGGCTTGCTTTAACTTACCCTCTTGAATGCATTGCGCCAAGTAACCAGCTACACATGCTGATGTACAAATTAAGCCTTTTGAATATTTCTCTAAAAGCTCAAACGTCCATATTGCGTTATAATATTTTATCTTCTCTCCCTCATATTGAAGAGTATTGAGATTCCTATAACCCTCATTATCTTTTGCAAATAAACAAAGGTGGTAACCTCTTTTGCCTTCTACTTTCTTTGGCAAGAAATAACCTTCACAACCCATAACTGGTTTTATCCCTACATCTTTGCAAGCATAGAAATGTTTTACCAAGCCATTGGTATTGCCATGATTAGAAATACCTAAAGATGTATAGCCTAGCTCTTTTGCTATAACTGCTAATTCTTCTGGTTTACCAAAACCATCAAACGTTGAATACTCATCATGCCTATGTAAATCAATCATTATAAACCTTCTTAAAATCTTTCTTTAAAATATCTTCTGGATTATCATATTCTAAATAAGCGCCACAAGTCATATTCTTTTCTATACAATCACCATAGAAACAAGTTGGCACACAATCTTTAAATAAAATAGGCGACTTCTTCAAAAGCTCATCCCAAACCTTAAGCATTACATATCTTGTCTCCGATGTATTACGACGACACACCCTTTGTCTTATCATATGCTTAAACTGATAAGGTGTCGCAGAAATCAACAAAGCACCCCTCAAAGACTGAGGCATCACATAACCTGCATCATCATTTCCAAACCTATCACAAATTAAATCCTCATATAAATTTGCTGAGGCTCTACAACCTTCTAAGTATTCCTCTATCTCCTCCTCATACCCTAACAAATCATAAGGTATAACAAAATTAGATTCTCCTGAATAATCTGAATATTGAAGGCTTGCACTCATAAATTTAGTTTCATTCTGATGCCTTGTAATTTGAGCAAGAAATCTTCTTGAGGCTCCTATGATTGCAACAGTAACTGTACCCAATTTTTGTAGAGTAGGGTGCGGCAAGTCAACAAGCCTCTCTAGCATTTGCTCTCTATCCCCATCTAGAAAACCTTCAAACAAATTATCTAAATCTTCCATCTTTTTAATCTTGTGCCCTCTTTGCGTTATCCTAGCAGCAAGACAAGCTAGAGACTCAATCTCTTCGAAAGTAGACCTTGAACTTAAAACCTTAACCTCTATGTTTTTCATGAATCCAACCTCTTTCTTATTTCTTCTGTAGTCTTTTGCAAATTATTAAAATTGGTATATATCACTTCACAACTTATCCTTTTTAGAATATCATTAAAAAACATTAAATGTGGATACAACTGTTTACCGTGCTGTTTCGAACTCTCTTCCAAATCTACCGGCTCAACATAAATAATACAGCAATCATCTTTAAGCTCACTTAATTTCTTATCAATATTTAGACAAACCTTTTCCTGACCTTTTACATCCAAGTCCCTATCAACTATACCATAAACATATTCAGTTAAATGGAACCTATCTATTGCTATATTCTTCTTACTAAAGTCTATCTTCCTCAGCTGCTCAGCCACTTGATAATTAAACACATTATTGTTTCCTGCGTTCTCTTTTGTATCCATGTTGAACCACTTGCAAAGAGTAAATCCTAATTCTTTTTCTAAAAGAGCTGACAGAGTAGTTTTGCCCACCCTGTCAATTCCTTCAATAATAATTAACACTTATTTAACCTCTTAAAATTACTATCAATCTTATCACTCGTTACCTCTAATAAAGTCTCAATATCAAAGCCACTAAAAATGCACAAATTCATAAAAGTGATTAGAACGTCTGCTAGCTCTTCCTTCTTATTAAGCTCATCATAGGCTTCGTTACGATGCGTCTTCCACCTCTTATCTGAAGCTAGAACCTCACCCATCTCTTCTTGCATTGCTATCAGATGATATTTATAATTTTCTATATCATCTTTGGGCTCTCCATCACATTTACCTAAATGCTGCTGAAAAGATATCTGTCGCTCAAACAGCTCTTCAAGACTATTCATCTTCCCATTCATCGTCATCATCTTCATCCCAGCTTTCATCATCTTCGTCATCGTCCCAATCATCTTGTGCTGCATCATACTCCTCTAAGAGTGAAATATAATACTTCTCCTTCTTCTTAGGTTTTGCATCAATATCTCTTTCCTTACAAAGCTGATAAAGTTCTTTTGCTGTCATATCATCATATTCGCCTGTTGTCTCTTCATCATCCATATCGTCATCAACATCGTCTCCATCAAAAGGAAACGCCTTATCAAGCATCTTAAGAACCTTACTCTCTGAATAAGGCTTAGCTTTTGAATTCCTAAACTTAACCTTATCCATAGGAACTACTGAAAACGTTTTGTTAGTCTGCTTGCCCTGGGTGCTAATAACATAATCCCTATCACAAAGTGTTCCATAGTTTTCATACATAGCAACTAACGCTGGCAATGGACTGCAATTGTTTACAGGGAACATAAACAACTGTACCTCTTTCATATCATAGTTCCAAACACTCCACACATATTGTGTTCTTGTTCTTAACTCTTCACTATCGCAGTATGGACAGCTTCTTCCAAAGTGTTCTTGACAAGGTACATTTATACCTTCTTGGAAACTGTCATGAAAAGTAATCTCAAGTCCCTCTTCCATATCATTCAAGAATCTTATTCTCTGCTTCTGGCCTTCCTTAAAGTATATAAACTTTCCTTTGTTAGAACCAGTCTTTTTCACATCACTTTTAATTTTTTCAAGTAGACTCATTTTTTCTTTCTCCTTTGCTTAACTCCTTTAAAGTTTGTTTATACATTTTATAAAATGATTCTTTGGTCATATCTCCTGGGTCCTTTAACCCTTTCAAATATTTCCAACGAATCACTTCAAAATGACTATTTAAAAATTTTGTGCCCTTTCTACCACAATTATCATTATCAAGTGCACTTATAACTTTCTTAATTCCTTTTGACTTTAACTTTTCTATTTGCTGAGCTGACATCTTCCAACCTAGTATCGCTACCACATTCTCTTCTCCAAACTGAACAAACTTCAGTCTATCCATATAGCCCTCAACAACAATAACATAATCCTTTGCGCCATAGTCTCCTACTAAAGTAGTTGCTCTTGAAAAGCCTTCGTTGTATAAATACTTTCTTTTCTTTTCAATATTAGCTTTAGTCGTCCTACAAACCCAACCTTTAAATTTACCATTATCTAGCATAGGGAAAATTAGTGGATAGCTATCATTATATGTATATTTTGCCTTAACTAAGTTTAATGCCTTTGCATCAAAGCCTCTATTCTGCATATAACTCATTAAGGCTATTATATCCTCATCCTCTTGCTTTTTCCAGTCAACAATTTTCAATCCATGATAGAAATCATATGCTTCTACCCATAGCTGCTTATCTTGTTTTCTTCCCTTTTTTTTTCTTGCTAGATTAAGCTTTTTATCACTACACTTACTAGACTTTAATATTTGTAGATATTTTCTATAAGCAAACAAATCATTTAGTCCATTATATTTCTTTTCATATTCCTTAACAAAATCTTTTGCATCGCCAGAACGACCACACCCAAAACAAAACCATTTTTCTTCAGCAAAGTCTAACAGCAAACTTGGATTAACGTCTTCATGAAAAGGGCAAACAATTTTCTCTGATGTTGTATAATCTGAAACAAATCCATAATACCATATAACCTTAAATAGATTATTCATTATCTTTCATATTGATTAAATAACTCAATGTTCCTTTCTCAACCTTATAGCAACCTTCTATATCTTCTGCTTTTATCTTTCCTAAAGATTCTAATTCATCAAGCTTCTTCTCATTTACTTTCTGCTCTTTGATAAGAAAACCTTTAATTATCTTAGAATCAGCCCCTATTGACTTTAAATAATTAAACAATCCTGTTACGTCAGATACTATATAATTCGTATCAACAATTTCTTGAAAAATATTTTTGCTGACCTTATTTCTTAACTTTTTAAAATCAAAGATTAATTTAATCCTCTGACTTCTTTTAACACTCAAGGTACTTTCACCTAGATTAAAATAAATCTTAGATTCTGCACCTAATCCTTCCTTTTTATAATACTTTTCAAGACCACTATAAATCTTTTTCTTTTTCCCTTCTAGCTCTTTTTGCATTTCTCCAAGATTCTTCTTTTCTAAAAAATATGCCTCAAGAGCTTTTAGCATTTTTCTTTCCAAAGTCATCTTTTTAGTTCCTTTCTTTAGGTTACTTTAATTATAACATATTTAGACAACTTTGTAAACATCAAATATAAATAAAAATAAGTGGCTTAATTGCCACTTACTTATCCTTATTCTTATAGAAAACCTCTTTTTCAAGATGCACCAACCTCTGGTCCATTCTAGGAATCCTTTCAGCAAACGCATTATGTTTTCTAACCTCATCTGTGAGATTTTTTATTCTCTCATCCTGAATCGCTTCATGCGCCGCCAGGTCGGTTCTCATTCTTTCTTCTCCTGCTCTAACCGTTATATATGTTCCTAATAGAGCAAAGCCTCCTGTAATGAGTGCAACTATAATTGACGTTTCCACTTTACTTTATCTCCTTTTGCAATAATCTAAGCAGACCCAACCGCCTGCTCCCTTTGAATAGCCCCAACTTCCCGAAACCTTAAGAATCAACAATGGCGTTCCATTCTTCAGAGTCTGAACTCTTGAATAATTTGTGCCTGGTCCTGTTCTAACATTCAAACCACCTGCAACAGAAACTGCATACTTCCCAAGTGGATATCTTGAACTGCTTGGCGCACTTGTATTGCTACTTTTACCTGACAAGAAATCACTACATAACCATCCCTGCGCCCCATTAGAATAAACCCAATTGCCTGCTCTTCTAACTGGTTTAATTGGCGTTCCATATGGCAAAGTCTTTATTGCTGGATAATTTGTACCAGGCCCTGTTCTAACGTTTAAACCGTTCTTAGACGAAACATAACAAGTAGGCTCATTAACAGCTGTACCCACTGCTCCATTTGCTCCAGATGAATTGCTTGATGGCGCTGCCGGTACAACATTTGATGGTGCACTTCCTGGTGTCCATCCAGGCAAGTAACAAGTCCAACAATGAACAATCAAACCTGCCATATGCTGTTCATATGAATACCAACCATCATGATTCCTTCCGCCTGGGTCCCCAATATATAACCAATGCTGACCATTCTCATATTTGTAATCTCTTATACAAACAAAGTGTCCACCACTTGTCCAGGTAACTCCTCCCTTGGAACCTGACTTAAAAAGCAATATACCCCATCTATCACCTTTTGCTAATTCAGCAAACATCTGAGAAACTGTATCATGCCAAATTGTAGGAAAACCATGAGCTTGTAAAGCCGCCTTGATACCACTCCAATAAGTACCACTACCATTTGAAGCATAACCATTTCTTGACATCCAATCAGCCATCTTTCTTGGTGTCATTGAAGCATCTTTTGCATAAACAATATCAGCAACGGCTGTAGGTCCACAACCTGATGCCAACATTGTACGAGCTGCATAAGGTGTATAAGCCCAACGTCTATCCCATTGTTTAAAATTTACACTACCCATCAATACTCTCCTTCTCATAAACTTTTGGCTCATTTGTATCAGCTTTATTAGGCACACCATCTCCAGCATATTGCTGGTCTGTTTCAGACAGCATAACCTTTCCAGCTTCTAAAAAATCAGAATTAAGCCCTCTATCAATTTCTTCTTTACCCTCTGGAATACCTGCCAGAAGAGAAGTCAGAATTGAATAGCCTCCAGCCGATACCGCTGAGACAAGAACCATCTTCCAATTAACATTAGTAACAAGTGTTGTTGCAGTCCAAAAAGTTAGCACAACTTGAAGCATAGTTCTAATTGCTCTTGCTACTATCTTCTCCCAAAACTTTTTATTTTTTAACCTTTCCATTTGAATCTCCTTTCTTATATCCAAGTTATTTCCTTATCACTAAAATCAAACCAACCTTTAACACTCCAGAAATGTTCCACCTCTATATAACTATTAACTGAGTATATAGAATATCCTGTAACTGATGGCATCTTGAAAGCAGTACCATTCATTAAGAGCATAAAGCAAAGAATATAGCCTTCCTTGGATGCTCCACTAAAAGCAAATTCATATTTTTTTATTCCATCTTTTACACTCAAATCAAGCTTGCCAGGCAAATTTGGCCCCTCCCAAGTTCCATATCTGAAGCCTGCATTTGTGGAATTCCACAGTGATAAATTAGATGATACTGTCATTTCCTTTCTGCACTCAGCATAGCCATCATCATATATTTTGCACCACCAACCATCAATTATCGCAAACCTACAATTACCATGCGATACTACATTTTTAGCTTCTCCTTGAGCCATCTTAATCTCCTCTCTCTAAAATAACCTTTGATAAAATGCCAGAGCCAAACTTATTATAATTTGTAAACAAAAGAATATAACCGTCATAAGACTTTACTACATCTGCAAAAAACATCCTGTCTTTAAAATAAACCTTAGGAATATGATAATTTTTGCACCCTGAAATATTAACCCTTACGCTATACTTATATAAAGGCAATTCATTTGACTCTCTGACATCTGCTTGCAAAATAGAAACATTATTTAAAATTATTTTTTTAGCCTTATTTACATCTGTCTCTAACGTTCCCACTTTTGTATTCAGATTTTGCAATGACCTATCTTGATTACTATTTTTGCTCTCAACATTTTCAACTCTATTAGTTAAATTAGTTATTTGATTCTGCAAGTTGCCAGCTATGTTACCAGACAATTGTGCCTTAATCTCTTCAAACCATTCCTCAAAATCTGTCTTCTTGCCATTCTTAAAATCGACCCACTCATTATTAGAGCGTTGCTTAAAATCTTCATAATAAGCCTGGTACTGCACATATAAATTTTCTGTATTGACTTGCTCAATCAAGCCAGTAACCCAACCGCAAGCAGAACTATCAGCTCTTGTATCTGTAATATTTGATTGCATAATCTTTGAAATTGAAGCGCCTACATTTATAGTAGCCAACAATAAATCATAAGCATCTGTGTCTCTTCTTAGCCTTGGCGCGGCAGGACTTGATTCGCTTTCACCTTTCTCAACAACAACCTCTACTACTCTTTTTCTTAAGTCTAACCTTAAAACGACATTGTCTATTCTTTTAAGAATACCATCAGCTGGCTCAATAGATAACATTTTATCTTCTGTATTTTCATACCAATATCCATTTATCCAGCCTTGCCCTGGCATAACTTTTACTTTCATTGAATTTGGATTGTCTGCCAAAACTTGTAGCTGTTGAGCTTTACCCGCAAAGACACCATTACCAACAAAACTAGCAAAGTATGAGGCAAAATGCGTAGCTAAATATACTCTATCAAAATCGCCATCAACAAGTCTGGCATCAAAGAATCCACACCTTTCCATAGCATCTCCTTTCTTATAACTGTCTTAACTTTTTGCTTAGCGATAAATTATCAAAGCCAAACGTTAAACTTAAACTATAACTTTCTCCAAACACTTCCTCTACTTGAGTTATTGTCGTTGATATAGCTAGCCCTTGTCTTTCATCAATAACAGTTATTTTATCACCTAAGAAATAATCTTCATTAAACACAAACTGTGCTTTTCCTAAAGTTTTAACCTTTGACTCAAATTGCTCTACCTCTCTAGTTTCTAAGATTTTATCATTACCTCGCTGATTAAGCAAATCTAAATACTCTGACTCAGTTAACTTCTTTTGCTCATTAGTTTCAGAATCAGTATATTCACTTTGTAAATCTCTAGCATCAACATAAAGCTCTTTTCTTTCAAAACCGCTTGATGATATTTCTCCAACTAGTTTACTCTTTCTTTCTTCATCTTTTCCCTCTCCTTGAACAAAAGCAACATTCGTTTCATTCTGTCTATTCTGATAATATTTTGAATCCAAAAGATTTTCTAATGTAGTCGATAGAACAACAGGTGAACTACTATTGCCAATCGTTCTATCTGTACCACGATATACTCCAAACAAAAGCTTTTTATTTCTTGCATCAAAGTCAACACAATATCCTAAGTCATTTATTGCTGATAAAGTTTCTACACTATCATAAACAGAGCCTCCCGTCTTTTGATATAGAACAGAAGCCTCTTGTGTTTCTACCTTATCAAGTTCAAGAAAAGGTATCTTTCTTTTCACATCAATAGGGTTAACACAATTAGCATCAACTAAATCATAAATTATATTTGCCGGCTTATCTTGTTTAAGGTACAAACCCATAAGAATTCTATTACCTAACAAACATTCTAAGGTTAAACCTTTTACATGATACTTACCTATTCCAGAATCATCTATCTCACAATCTTTAATTTTTATGACACCTGCTTGCGGTCGACCTTTAACATGAATTATATTATCCATCTGCAAAAGCTCTTGATTCTTCTTCATAACAGGGGCCCATATCTCAAATTGATAACAGCCTTTTTGAGCCTCACCCCAAGCAATGCTAGAATAGTTATCAAGCTCTCCTACTATTTCAAACTTGCCAGAATTATCAAGCCTGTAAACCATGACTTGTGCAGTTGTATCTAATTTCTTTCTTCTTAGCATTCTTGAACCTCTAAAAACTTATTTTCAAAGTATATAGTAACCTCTAAATTTTCTACCCCTTTATCTGCTTGATATCTTAATAAATTCGTCCCCTGCTTAATTTGCAACCACTCACTATCAATATCAATATATTTAAAATAATTTATAGCCTCTTCACCATTCAAATATCCTTTGACTTCTTTCTCTCCATATGACGTATTTATTTCAACCGCTTCCCCAGCCTCTAAAGTTTTATTTATTTTTAGCAGCTTCTGAGTTTCAATATCTAAAATCTGAGGATTAACAACTTGACTCTTTGCTCTAAAAGAAACTATTATCCCTGTATCAACTGCCCCTTTATTTTCAATTGCAACAATTGATGCTGGACTTCTTAAACCAAAGATTATACCTTTAGGTGGCTTCAAATGAGCTGAACCATAGCCGTTAGGTATAGCTAGAGGAAAGTGAAACTTACCAGTTGTAGTAGCAGCCTTAATTTGATTTTTCTCTTCTTCCTTAAATAAAGGGTCTGGTGCTAAACCTGAAATCTTAAACTTGCATAATATTTCATTATTCTCTTTTTCTTCCCCAGCATACTTTATTGAAGTATCTGGCAAGAAGTCTAAGACATAACCATTATAATTTATTCTAAGCATATTCAATGGATTAACAAAATTATTCATATATTTTTTTAAGGATGACATTTCACCTTCGGTCTCTGCTAGAATATATGCAGATAAATCTATGTTCCTTGTTTCCAAACTAATACTTACCACTATCTCTCCGACCTGATTAGTATACTTGAAAGTGTGTCTTGAACTTGACACTTGACCCCAATCTATATAGTCTAAAATAAAATTGGGGGATTCTAACTTATCTATAACTATTTCCTTCTTCGTAACCAAGTTCATAAGGCTTATCTTCTCAACCATTAGAACCCCTCCATTAATTCTCTCTTTCTTTGCTTCATCTGTCTTGACGCTTCAAACTCATCAATTGGCTTAGGACTATTAAACACATAAGTGTCTCCTTTATTCAATCCTTTATCATCAACCTTTTCAACAAGCGTTTCAAGTGTTTCTAACAGCTTTGCATTTGAATTGATAACTCCTAAAGCGGAAGCATTACCAGCACTAGCAATCACTTCTAATAATTTAGGGTCAACCCCCATTTTTACTGATGCAACCGTTGCTCTTATCATAGCTAATAAACTATCTTTACCAACAACAACTTCAGAGCCTGCTTCTCCTCCGCCTAAAAATTTACCACCCTTATATCCAAAGATAGTAGGACTGTCAAGAATCATACCATTGTCCATAGCGTCTTTGTACCACTTAATGCTAAACTTTGGCAAGCTGCCTTTTCCTCCTATTCCAAAAGGAGCTGTTCCTCCAGATACAGAAATATGTGGCAACTTTAAATGTGGCAAACTCCAACTAAAATCGAAAGCACTTTTCAATTTGCTAATAATCCCAGACACAACACTCCATGCTCTATGCAAAGGTGTCGTTATAAAATTATAAACACTACTCCAAACACTTGATACAACGCTAGCCGCTCTACTAAAGCCTGAACCAATAGTCCCTACAATTGAATTCACTATCGAGGTTCCTATAGACCAAGCGTTTCTTATTGGCGTAATTATATAATCCTTAATCGCCGTCCATGCAATCTGAGTAACTGTCTTTAATCCATTAAAAGCAGTTGTTGTAATCAATACTATGTTATTCCAAACAGTTGTTATAAAATTATAAACCCCATTAAGTATTGGACTAATAACAGACCCCCAAATAAAATTAAGCGCCTCTGACACTATCATCTTGATTGCATTCCAAACAGATGCAACTATCTCTTTACAGCCGTTCCACATAAAGCTAAAATAAGAATTAATTAGCTGGTCTGCAGAACCTATAATATTTAAAACAAAATCAATGCCTGCTCTAACTGCATCCTTTATACCTTCCCATGCAGCACTGACTTTTGATGTTATTCCATCCCATATGCCAGAGATAGCAGAACCTACCTTACTCCAACTCGTTCCAAACCAAGATAGAATCTCATTAGTTACTCCAACTATCCCATTCCATATCGCTCTTATCTTTGCTGTGATTATCATGAAGACCCCAGCAACTATGCTCTTGAGTCCTTCCCATACTTTACTCCAGTCTCCTTTTAGAATACCAGCAAAAACATCAATAACTCCTGTAATTACCTTGAGGGCTCCTTTTATAACAGTTGCCACATAAGACAAAGCGCTAGTTATGATTGGCGCAAAAATATTACAGAACTTAATCCAAACAGCCTTAACAACTTCTATGATGTTTTTGAAGTTAAAACCAAAAGAATTAATCGTCTTTGTAATATGGTCAAACGCCTCCGTAAATGCTTTCTTAACACCACTATATATATTTATCACTTCGTCCCTAAACTTTTTATTAGTTTTCCAAAGCGTAATAATAATCGCAACGACAGTCCCAATTGCTCCAACCACCGCAGCTACTGTTGCCGCGACCGGTGCAGAGATTCCTGCTATAACAGCACCAAAACCTTTTATTGCAGCAAATATACCTGGAACCTTTGACGATATCATCATCAACCTTCCAATTCCAGTGGTCATCTTTCCTAGTATAGTTATGCCCGGCCCTAACGCTGCAAGCAACAAAGCAAAGTCAACAATTATCCCTTTTACAAAAGGCGATAGACCAGCAAACCAATTCGTTAACTTCTGAATCCCTTTAACGAATAGCTTTAACTTAGGAAGCAAAGCATCTCCAAACTGAATACCTAAACCTTCTAATGCCGACTTCAAAATAATTATTTGTCCTTTTATATTTGCCAACATTTCTTCTGCTGTCTTCTTTGCTACTCCGTTGGAATCCTTCATCTGCTTGGTTAACTTGTCATATTCTTTCTGGGACATATTCATCAAAGCTAAGAATCCAGACATGCCCTGCTGTCCTGCAATAGTACTTGCATAATAGGCTTTCTGTTCATCTGTCATTCCTTTCATCTTACCTCTTAATTCTTTAAGAATTGTGTTAAGACTTTTGAACGACCCATCACTATTTGTAATGCTTACTCCTAATTCTTTAACAGCCTTGGACGCCGACGACGTTGGGTCTGACAATCTCGAAAACATTCCTCTCAAAGAAGTACCAGCTTGAGACCCTTTAATACCTGCTTTTGACATTGCAGACAAAGCCGTCGTTACATCAGTTATATTGAATCCCATAGACCTAGCTACCGGCGCCACATACTTAAATGATTCACCCAAATCATTAATATCAATCGTTCCAGAGTTAGCCGCTTGTGTTAACAAGTCTGCAACCTTTGATGCATCTTTTGCCTTCAAACCAAAACCAGTGATTGCGTCGGCAACAATTGTAGAAACAGTTGCTAGATTTTCTCCCGATGCAGAGGCTGCGTTTAAAACACCTTCCATACCTGCCATAATCTGCTGAGAGTTCCAACCAGCCTTGGCCATCTCTGTCATACCATTTGCAACCTCAGTCGCACTAAAAGCTGTTGAAGCCCCTAACTGCTTTGCTTTATCTTTCAGCTGAAGAAACTCTTTCCCAGTTGCGCCTGAAATAGCTTTAACCTTTGACATACCTTGTTCAAAATCAGCTGACACTTTAAATATACCAGCTCCTATCCCAAGAATTGGTAAAGTGAGGGACTTAGTCATTGACTTACCAACTGAGGCCATCTTGCTGCCCATACCCATGAGCTTTTGTCCTGTCGACTTATCTATATCATCAAAAGTAGATTTTGACTTCTCCCTAGCTTCTTTTAACCCTGCTAAAAACTTAGAAATATCTAAATCTAGATATCCTTTCACTTCTCCTAAACCTGCTGACATTTCCCTCACCTCCTTTACTCATATTGTTCATAAAGCTCCTTAAAAGATTTTACCTTTCTTTTAAATATTGGCTCCTCTCCTTCTTCTATCCTTGCAATAATATAATTACATGCTTCATCAAAACAGTAGGCCGTATATGCATCCTCTATATCCATCAACACACTTGGCCTACTATTAAACTTATTCGCTAAAGCTAGCAGACTTATTATCTTCTGACTCTTTACGAAACGATTCTAGGGCTTTTACCCCCGACTGCGCATAGTTAAAGATTGTCATAAGCTGTTCATCTGTTAGCTCAACCCCTGCTTGCTTAACCTGCTCATAAGTAGGCTCAATCATAGCAGCTTCTGCAATAATATTCATAACGCTATAAATATCACCTAGCATTCCTTCATTTGTCTTCAGCCCTTCACTGTCATTCATAAACAAACCACTAGCTGTGTCTAAAAGACTATTAGGAATCTTACCAGATTTTGCTAAAACCAACATGCTAGGTCTTTTAAGTCTAGCCACAAAAGGCTGCCCTTCTGCAAACGGTGGTAGTTCTACAATCGCACCATTCACATAGCCTCTTAACTCTAGAACGCCTGTTGGCTCTTTTCTATCCTCATAATTCATTTCTTTGCACCTTCCTTTTCTTTAATTCATAAACTACTGTAAAACAGGTAGCGCTGAAACATACTCAATAGTGTACGGTCTTTCTGTTGTCTTTGGTGCACTATTAATGGTATACTCTGGTGCTCTAAACGTTCCATCTTCTGCACCAAAAGCAACAGGCTGTCCAACGCAATTAGGATACGAAATCTTTTCATACTGCACAATCTGTCCAGCTGCATCATACTGAGCACTATAAACACAAAGCGTAAAAGGTACTCCTTTCTTTGCTGCCCCTGCCAAAGGTGGATTATAACCCTTAATCTTTGTTGGCTCTCCAGAATCATAAACAATCTCACCACCTTGTAGTATGAGCACCAACTCTGGATTGAACACATTGTCTGTTAACTTTATTTCATTTCCTGTAATTGTAGAAACCTTAGGCTTCTGTGCTCTAAGTATTCCCTTGACAATTAACTTGATTGCATCTGTCTCTTCAATCTGTGGCTCAACCTCAACCTGATTAGCTGTATCAAAACCAAACTCTTCTGTATCTGTCTTGATAGTAACCAAACAGCAATCTATTGTTGCTATTTCTGCCTTCGACCTTTTAACTGTCATCTCTTTCCTCCTTAAGAATCTTTCTTATAATTTGCATATTCTATGCTTACCATATGTGCTTGCACACTCTCATCATAAAAACTTGGCGTCTGTATTTTTCTCCATTTAAACAAAGGCTCTAACTCTTTCAAATCTGCTTTAACATCTCTAATGAGTCCGTCTAGCTTACTGTACTCATCTCGTGGTACATAGCACATAACAGAATAATTATCTATGCCTGAACTAAAATTCTGATAAGGAATCAATCCATTATATTTTACCACTAGATAAGGTCTCTTACAGTCTCCTATCTTGGAAGCTGGTGCATAGACTTCATAACCCTTATTCTTTAGAAATATATACAAGTCTTGCCACCTTGTATCTTCATAATTAAAATCTGAATTTATCATGATATGTTCAACTTTCCTAAAAGCCCATGAAGCTCTGACATCATTTGTGGCCCTGCTCTATCTATTGTTGGAACAATAATTGCATAATTCTTACCATGAGCTAATTCCAACCAAATACCATAGTCAACACCATGCGCCAAAGTGATTCTAACCGTTGACTCATTAGGAGAAGACACAACCGCTGACAAACTTGCTTTAGCTTGTCCTGTTCTATCTGTCCAAGGTCTTTGCGCTTTCATCTCTGCTTGCAATTGCATTGCTTTATTCTGAGCAAACATCAACAAAACAGCTCCTAACTTTTCTGACATATCGTCAAGCCCTTTTGCTAAGGTACTTTCACTATAATTAATTTTGATTGGCATCGTCTATCAACTCCAAATTAATATCTGCAATAATATTCCACTCTTGAACATTAATAATGCCATTGACTTCATATTCCTTTCCATTGAATTTAACTTTGTCTCCAATTTTAAGGCTTCCAATAGAATCCCATAAGCACAAAATCATAGGCACCCTTTTGGTTCTGAATCTAGTGTAGCTTTCTCCACTATAATTCAATTCTATCTTTTCAGTTCTTTCATGATAAAGTCCTTTGACTTTTGCAACCACATTGTCATTGCCCGTAGGCTCTCCAAATTTATTCTTTTCTTTTCTTGTAAAGCTAAAAAGGGAACCTTCTTTCAAAAGCTCCCTCTTAACCTTATAAGCCTCAAATTTCTTATTCAGCATATCAATCTCTCAACACTCCAGAATTATAACGTTTATAGCGAGATGCTAACCTTCTAAAATATGAAGATGTATCTTGTGTAGACAAACCACTAACTGAGATAGTTGAGTCCTCTGCTTTTATCAGAAGCATCTCATAAATAGTAGCATCTACATCGCCATGATTCTTTTGTAGATAATACTCAAAATCACTATCCTCAAAGAAAGGTATCTGCTCCTCGCGAAGCTCTATTTTAATTCTTTCAATGTTAGTCATAATACACCTACTTATTTAGAAATTCTCTAACTCTCTCTCTTGCTTCGTCTGCAGTCTTAGTGCCAGACAGGTCAATATCATTCTCATCAGCAAAAGCCTTTAGTTGCTTCTTACTCCACTCTGAAAGTGGAACATCAAGCCCATCTTCTGCTTCTGACCCAAGTCCATCTTCTGGCTCAGTATTTACTGCATCCTCTAGCGCCTCTTCAAGAGGCTCAAAACCCTGCTTCTTATAAATCTCTTCATAAGCACCGTTTGTAACCTCAAAGATACTTACTCCATCAGTTATCTTAACCATTATATTACCTCCTACTCTGTAGCTGTGTCTAAGATATAAACAGAATCAGCTGCCTCGAAAGAAGGTAGACAAATCATCGAAACAATTGTCTCAACCTGAACAGGGTCTGCCTTCTCAACTGTTGTAATTGCTACACCAGTATCAACCAGCGAAACGTTTGCAACAGATGATGCCATAAGGTCTGACTCTGCTGGTGTAGTACCAAACCAAGTCTTTCCTAGATAACCATCAGGGAACATAACAAAAGTATTTGCTGGCATAAACTTCAGAGTCTGTCCCTGCTCATCAACATACATTCTGTCATTAACTAATACTTCTAGATTTAGCTCATCTCTAAAGAACTGCTTTAGTGCATTATCTGAGATAACACCGACACCACCTGTTAGAGGAAATACCGCATTCTTAATCTTTGCATTATTTCTGATGTTCTTCCAAGTTAGTCCATCACACATTGCTCTAGCAACAACAGAACCAGTTTCCTGCGCTATCTTTTCCTTAGCATTTCTGATATCCTCAAATGGGTCTGCCTCTGTGAGCTTCTCCCACTTCTTAGCAACGTTACCCTTGTGAGAAACACCATAATCAAATGTAAACGCCTGACCGCCTGCCTTCATTGAAATAACTCCTGATGTTAGCGCCATCATTCTCATTCTTTCTCTAGCTGCTCTTGCACCTCTGATTAGTCTTACCTCATCATCAAACACTCTGTTGAGCACCGACTCAATGTAGAGCTGGTTGCCTGTCTCGATAACAAGGTTTAGCTCCTGTCTCATTTCCTCATCAATGAATGTTGACTCCTTGAAATAAGGCATCTCTGATGTGAGCTTATCAAAACCAATTCTAGCACGAGGTACAGCATGTACATCAAACGCACTAGTCTTGAGAACTACCGGCAGCCCCTTGCTTCCCTTAATCCACTTAAGGTTTAGACCTCTCTTCTTGTCATCTGGGAACAGCTCTTCACAAGGGTACATTTCCTCATCATCAAGTAGCCCATTCCAATAAGCTGCAATTTCTGCAGACTGCATATAATCAAAAATAGTCATTACTTTCCTCCTTATACCTTCATTAATACAACCTTAGAATTGTTAGTCTGCGATGTTAACTTTCCTGCTGTAACAGAATCAACTCGATTAACATTCACAAATCCAAAGATTAGTGCTGTTGCATTCGCGTTGCCTGCTGTAACATCTACATCATGAAGAACAACCGCGTTGTAGCCTGTCGTTCCATCTGTTGCCACCGTAGTCAGATTCATAAAGTCTAGCTTGATTGGCATACCAGCCTTAACAATCTTTCTACCATTAACGTCTACACCTAACGTCTTTGGTACAACACACCCTACTGAGCTCTGTAGCTCTACGTTTGCCAGAATCTGTGTGCCAGCTGTTAGCTTTGACGCTGTGATTCCACTCTGATTAAACATTTTAACCTCCTTAAATTATCCCCAGAAACTTCCTTTCTTTTTGCCGCCCACGCGCTGAGCTGCTAGCTTTGCGCCTATACTCTTCTGTCCATCTTTACTCTTATTCTTGTTCTTTAGAGATGAACCCGTTCCATTCTGATTGTCTCCTTCATTATCATCAGATTCATCCTTTGCAAGTCCAAACCAAGATGGATATTTTACTTTGAGCTCTCCAAGAATTGTCTTAAGGTCTGAGTCCTTAGACAGCTTTGAAGATACAAGCGTAATCGCATCCTCCACATATTGTGGTCTTACTCCCATGATAACTGCTTCAGCCTTTGCCTCTGCAATCATCAGTCTATGTTCCATACCTGAAACATCTGGTGTCTTTTCTTCCTCTTTCTCTGATTCTTTCTGAGACTTAGCAAAAGCCTTAAACAAACTAATTGTCTTTTCATCAGAAGCATCTATGCCTAGCTCATTATAAACCGAGTTTCTACCTTGCTTCTTTTCTTTTGCCATCATCTTTGATACCTGAGCCTGAGTAAACACCTTTTCTTTTTTAGACCCTTTTGAATCATCATCAGTCTCTTCTGACTCTTCACTTTCATCATCTTGGTCTTCAATTTCTTTTTCCAGTTCTTCCTGGTCTTCTGTCTTTTTCTTATCTTCTGTTGACATTTCTTTCTCCTTCCGATTTTACGGTTTAAAAAATATATAATCCTGATGTATCGCTCAGGTAACGAACTAAAAATAAAAAGAATAGGCTTTCAAGAGTTCACTTATATATAGCTTATGAAAATCAACCTCTTTCAACAAATTAACAAGTGCCGTTACTCGTTCCTCTTCCTCTGTTAAACCATCGAGGTCATCTCTCATCTTATCTATTTTCTTTTCATGTTCTATTGAAAATTTATCCTTAATGGAAATCAAATATTCTTTCTTACAGTGAGGGCACTTAAAGAAATAAAACCATAAACTTTCAGCTTGCTTAGTCACATTATCTTTTCTTCTATATTTTATTTCTGGTCTAAACAGCTTACCACATTCATCACACTTAATTTTTTTCTTCATCTTTTATCCTCAAAACAGTTGCTCTCACTTTATCGTTATAAACTGTTACATGCTCAAGCTCTTCTCTGAGTTCTTTTCTTTTAACAGATAATATCTTGTCTAATGCTTCATATCGTTTCTTTGCTTTCTTAATCTTAGAACGCTTAGTTTCTACTGATGTATTTTTCAACAGCTGTAAAATATCATTGCATAACTTAACTGTCTCTTCTGAATCTATCTGATAGAACTCAACTCCTTCATCTGTAATTGAATAAGTCAAGTAGACCTCTTCAGGCCTACCGACTATATTAAACTTTTACTTATGTTCTATAGCTAACTCTTTGTTTTTCTTTATTGTATTTCTTTCCATAACTGTGTGTCCTCTATACAAGTAACATCATCTACATCCAAATATCCATCAACAATTGGCAATCCTTTCTTGAAGTAAACTCTATAGATTGCATCTTCTACAACCAACCATTTGTAATAAGCGGTTGTCAAGATTCTTTCTTCTAAACAAGTATCGTCTCCGTACAGCTGACCTGCTAAGTCATATCCATAAGGTGTGCTAATTGTTGCATCAATACCATCTCCAAACTTTTCTCTTAGGTCTATCTTCTCTGGAACCAAATCAAGATGCTCTCCAACCTCTATTGAATATTTGAAGTCTATCCACTTGACAGCTTCTCCAAAGTCATATAGCGTTTCTCTATACTCCCAACCATTTACTCTTGGTCCATCAAACAAACCATCAATTATATCACAAGCCTTATCATACCCAAACACTTGACTTATTATTTCAAAGTTCTTATTAGCTCCATTCAGATACAGATTGAACTCTTTGCCGTTTGACTCATTATCTAGACCATAAACTTTCATATCGATTCTATTATAATTTAGTCTCATCTTTCTTTCCTCTTTCTTTTAACTAATTACATGTATTTCTTTAGATAGTCTCTTGCATCCTCTTCATCGTTTATAGTTAACTGTGAAAATTTTTCTGGTGCAAGCCCTTCAAATGAATAGATAAACTCTTTTGCTGTAACTGTTTCATCTGTAGCTGAGATAAGATTGTTAACCTTATTATTAAGCTCTGCTACATCTGATGTACTTAATATTACTGATTGTACAACTTTGTTATCCTGTTCAATAACTAGTTCTATGAAAGATATATGCAACATGTCTTTCTGAATTCTTGCTACAATCTTTGCATCCGCCAATCTAATATTCATCTTTTTCATTTCTTTTTACCTCTCTTTGACTTTTAGGTTTATTTCTTTTGTTAATTATATTATAGCATAACGCAACCGATTTGTACATAGTTTATTTAATATTTTTAGAAATTATTTTACCACAAATCACTTAACTTATCCCAAGATTCATCAGATAGAGGTGCTGCCATTTCTATATTATCATGAGCATTGACAGCACTATTTATGATACACTCTGTAACAAATACAAAATAGTTATCTGCTAGTATTGAACTATAATATTGCCAGAGCTTATCTTTTAGCTCTTCTATTGTATTGCATTCTCCTTCTTCAATCACAACATGATTAATGCATTCTGAGATGGTACACTTCTCTATATAGTCTTCAAACTCTTCTCTCTTATATACTCTTGTCCTTGCTTCTATTTTGTATTTCATTTCTTTGCCTCCATTTGTCTTTAGGTTTTTCTTTTGATACTTTAATTATAACGCAATCCAAAAGCATTGTACATTGTTTACATAAAGTTTTCTGCGAATTTATCTATTTCTGGATAAGTTCCTTTTGATGCATTAAACCAATCAGCTAACTTATCAACCATATTCTTTTCAATGTATGGCTCAATATAACACATTCCATTGGGATGGTCTAGTGGTACCTCATCTTTCTTGTAAACCCTACCATCTCTGTCTTGACAGATAGGACAAGCTCTGCTTCCATTACTTCTCCAAATAAAGCCTTCAACAAAAGGATTGTCTTTTGCCACCTCTTCAATAGATAACTGATAACTATGTTGCACCAATGTTCTAGCTAAGCGTTGAGCATTATAATCTATTTTCTTCTTATAGAGTTTTACGCCGTCTGCCATATACAAATTCCAATCTAGCATAGCGTTAGGTCTTACATATTTTTCTAAGTCTTTTGCTATCTCATATATCGGTTTCTGCTGGGCTACCCCTCTACTCATCACTTTATAGATATCGCTCAGCGTCTTTTGATTGTCTCCCCAAATCTTATTACTTAGGTTCCAACCAGACTTGTATACTTTTCCTTCAGTCAACCTAAATATTACATTATTAGGAACATAGCTAAAAGCACCACTTACCTTATTTGAAGCAAACCCAAAAGAAGCTAACCAAGCAGCATTATCTTTTATAACAGAATCAGATATCAAATATATATTCTTCTTAATGATTCCATCTGTCTCCCTTGTAACTTCTCTTGCCGTCTTCTTCAATTGTGACTGTAATTCTCTATAGTACCTAGTTGATATTATCGAACTAGCTGTATCTCTCATAGCATACCAATCAGCCATCTTCCCAATCTCATCTGCCCAATCTTTATACAGCTTCTCAATCTCTCTTCTTTGAGCAATCATAATTTTCTTTTTTGCTTTTGAACTTTTACTAAAAACTTTGCTCATATCCTTTTACCTATATCAAACCATCTTCTAAGAATGCTGCGTCTTCAAGCATCTGTCTTTCAAGCGCAATCTGATTAATCTCTTCAATAGCTTCTGTATCAGTCAAACCTCTCCACTTAATCATATATGCTTTCTTACTCATTGTCTGTGCCTGCACCTCTGCTAAGTCCATATTCCTTTCATCAAGCTCATCCTCTGACAGAGGTGAATTCTGTTCAACTGAAATCTCATAAGCAACAGGCATCAATGCTGAATCTATATATTTCTTTGTGCACTCTTGATATACCAAACTTCCTTGAATTAATATATCAACTAGCTGCATCAAGCAAGGACCCCACATCTTCATCTTCTCTTTACATCTAACAAGTAAACCCCAATAGATTGCTTTAAGCGATTTACCAGAAGTCATAGCTCCTTGCATTGTTTCCAGAGTAACGTTAGGCATATCAACTTGCTCATAACCTGCTGTCTTAATTCTATCTAGACTTGTCTTAAGCGCATCACTGTAGCTCATATTAGGTTCTAACATTCCAACGCTAGGTCGCGCATTCTCTAGGTTCTGGTCTGTTCCTAAATCCCAAAACGCACCGGCTCCTGTTGATAGGTTGGCTGTCGAACGCGAGTCCATATCAATTGCATACTTTGTTGGGTTCATACTCTTTCTTTGCGCATCTATATCGCCATTAGCTAGTCTTGAATACCAAGCTTCAAATTCTCCTACTTGTGATATTTCTGATTCGCCTTTTACTTCTCCAGTCAAACCATCATTGATAAATATAACAGCTGGTATTCTTGTCAACTTTGTCTTGAACTTTTCTGCTGCTACTTCTATCAGAGAACCAGAACCATTATATATCTCTTCCTCAATATAAACGTAGCCGTCTTCTTCTAATGTATACTTCTTCTTGAGGATTCTTCTTTCTTTTGCATCTACTGTATCATTCAATATAACAAACGCTACAAACTTAATTAACACCAAAGAATTATTAGACTTAGTCTCATACAAGAATTGCGTTGACTTTAAGAACGAAACTGTGATGCCATCTTCTTTATTAAAGTTAACAACACCTGCTACCCTCTTACCTATAAAACAATCTTTAGCTGCTTTAAGCAAAGCATCCTCAAACAAGTTCCTATCAAGAACCGTCTTAACTAAATCATTCATTACAATCAATGCTTCTTTAGTTTCTTTTGTTGCTTTGCCTAAATCACCTTTAGCTTCAACCACAATATCAGGCGATTCACCAAACATAAATCTAGCTTGCTTTCTTATTAGACTTGATGCCATCTTATAGCGCAGCGTTGCTGGTGTGTAATCTCCATTACTTCCTTCTGTGAAGAACTTTGCACCATTCCTATACACATTATAATATCTTTCAATCTCACTGAATTCTTTTTGAACGCTTGAGTTGGCATCGTCTAGCTCTGAATTAATCAAAGCATAAGGCACATTATTATAAGCATATAATGATTCACCATGCTCATCAAATATTAACCTATTAGATTCCATAACTTAACCTCTCTTACTGTTAAACTTTTTATCTTTTACATCTGCTAACTTAACGCTATCTAACGCATACCATATCGCTGAGAAAGTATGAGGGTCAATATTAAAATCATCATAAATAACATTACCACTTCTATCTTTCTTATACGTTAAGTCTCTAAGCTCTCTTATTACATTCTTACACTTAGGACTCACAATAATATGCTTAAACCTTTTTATCTTTCTTGTGTTAGATAATCTACTACCAGCAAATTTATTTCTACACTTTCTGATTCTAAAACCTTGAAGCCTATAATACTCAATTGCCTTAGGGTCCTCATTATCTGCTATTATCTGTTTCTCAATTCCTCTATCGGCCATCTCATCTAACTTAGACCTTAACCTTTGCATCTTTTCTGTCTGAGCAAACCTATCATCTGTTATGTGATTCTGATATATCTCATCATATATATATAATATACTATGCTTTATATCAACTGCCATACTTACCACTGCATTATAAGATTCTTCAAATCCAAAGTCAAAGCCAAAATATTTATTCTCATCTCCAAGTGCATCAATGCTTGTCTTGAATATTGCTGGACTCTTAGCTACAGTTAACTGAGGCAACACCTTAATACCATTTGCTCCAAAGCGTCCTTCTTTAGCTACTCTATATAAACTACTATCATATAGCTTTAACTCTTCTAATGTATCTAAATATTCTTTAGGCAGAAATATATTATCTTCTGGAACCGTATGCATATAGTAAACATTATTCTTTATGAGTTGCTTCTTTTCATATAGCACTTCTTCATCTACTATAACATGCTCTTTACCTTGTTCGTCTTCTAATCTAAAGAAATGCCTATATACCCAATTCTCTTTACCTACTGGATTGCAACTTAATATAAAATGTAAACCAACCTTAGGTGTTCTGAGACGTCCTAATAATTCTTTATAGCCAGAATACTTTATCTCTGAACACTCTTCAAGCCAAACTATATTGACACCATTAATAGACTTAATCTTTTCAGGCTTATCCATTCCTTTAAATATGATTGTGCTACCATTATGAAACTTAATCCTCAAAGGTGCTTTCTGACACAATACTAAATTAGGATTCTTTCTCCATTCAGATGCATCATCTGTATACATTCCTAGCTCTTCTAATATCTCACAAAGTAAATCATAACAACTATCATATATAGTATCATATACCTCTCTGACAACAAGCACTTTATTTCTACCAGTCAAACATTTACATATTATTTTAAAAGCTATATGATAACTCTTTCCAGAACCATAACCACCAATTAAAAGATATTGCTTATAATACCAATCAAACATAAAATTGAAATAAACAGGAGCCACAGACTTTCTTATATTTAAATTACTTCTAGGTCTAAATCTATGATATGCCATTGTATTTTCTCCTTTTTATATTCTGACCCTACTGATTATTCCTCTGACTCATTTGACTCATTATCACTATCATTACCATTACCTTTGATAATTTGAATCTTAATATCTTGAAGCTTATCCTCTGCCTCAATCATAAAGTTATCTCTATTACGCTTCCATTCTTCTGGCTTCTTATTATTTAACCATGCTATACAAGCTGTTGCATTTGGTCCTACTTCTGTTTCTTCCTTTTCCATTCTTACTTGTCTATTACCTGCTTTATCTGGCTTATTCTCTATATAAGTTTTAACAGACGTCTTAGTATAACCTAATGCTGCTTTTAGTAAGGCGTTCTCTACCTCATAATTGACTGTAGTCGTTCCTCTTTTCAAAGCATTCTCTACTTCAGGATATTCTTTTCTTATCTTACCAAAAGTATTTGATGATATACCTAATCTCTTTTCTATCTCTCTTAAAGTTATACCATCTCTTCTCCAGCCTTCTAGTAAGATTAAACACTCTTTAGATATTATGTCTTCTGTTGATAAAATAAAACCTTGATTGATTTTTTCATCTGCTGGTAAATCTAGAACTGATGGCTCTCCATTCGATACAGCTTGCTTCTCTTCTCTACTGAACTTTTTACCTCTTCCTCTTTTCTGAATCTGAGACATTTCCCTTCTTCTTCCTTTCCTCTTTTCGCTTCTCTTTCTTAGTCATATTGTTCTCTAAAAACTGCTCTGCTAAAATGCTTATTGCTTTTTCTTCATTGTCTTTATTAAGCATTCCTAAGTCTCTCATTCTTTGAACAGCCTTATCTAATACCCTCATATCATCTGCTCTGAATGAACTTCTGCCAAGCACAGAACTTATTGGCACTTGTTCTTTATCTTTTGCTTCCTCATACCAATAGTCTTTTAAATCACTTAAATGATTTTCAACTATATCTAGCATTCCTAAAAAGGCAACTGCTGTATTCTTGATTCTCATTCCTTGAGACACATCATTAAGCGTATCTAAAAACTTATCATACTCTTCAAAGCGCATCAACAAAGTTACATTCTTTCCAATCTCTTTCTTTACCTTATCAATAACTCTTTTGATATCTTTTACCTCTGATGGCAAAAACGCTAGATTCAAAACTTGAAACTTTAGACTTCCTTCTGACATTCCATCAGTTGATATCTTATCAAGTATCTTAAGCGTCTCGTCATCCAATCCACTATATGCTTTATAATCAATATCATCGATTGCCTGATATAGCTCTTTAAGGATTGACATATCATCTTGACCACTAATCGCATTGTGGCTCAACTGAATTCCTATTCTTTGATTCTTATTAAGTTTGTCCTCTGTAATTTGAACATCTATCTCATCAAGTCCTGCTTCAATTGCTGCTTGAACTCTATGATTCCCTGATAGAACCTCAAGCTGACCTTCTTCATTGTAGCAACAGAAAGGTAGTTGTGTCAAACAACCGTCTCTTTTTACATTTTCAACTAACCGCTGAAACTCTTCTGCCCTCATAAATCTTGCGTTAACCTCTAATAATTTTATATCGCGAGGGTCAATCTTAATTACTTTCGTTTCCATTTCTTAAAAGCCTCCTTCAAAGTCCATTGTCCAACCGTTGCACCATAACTTAAATTATACTTCTTTGGCTTTCCATCTTTGTCTTTCTCAATAACCTTAGAACCATATAAATCAAAGATTCCTCTATACTTCATACTTACAGGATTTCTACTAAATGCATTAGTCGCTATGCTATGCACTCTTTTGCCCATTACGTTTTCCATAAGCAATCTTGCTTCCTTGCTCAAAACACAATATAGAACTAATTTGCTCAAATGCTTTTCACATGTTGGACTTACTGCAAAATCTGTTAACAAATATGTTGTTGGCTTTTCCAATCTATCTGAACCAGTTAACATAAAAGAATTGGCTATTGCAAATATTCCAAAACATTTACCTTTTGTAAACAGTCCATAACTCTTAGATGGCGTTGCTACCTTTGTGACTGCTGTGCTCAAATACAATGCTCTATTCTCTTCAAACTGCTCTAATGATATTTCTTTGATGATTATATCATCTTCAATTTTATCTTCTTTACTTATCTTAACTAGAGGTTTTGCCTTAGTGTCTTTTATATTCTTCTTGATAAAGTGCTTTGATGTTGTCTTACCATAAAAATAAATTAGCTTACTTGAAGACAAATTCAATTGTCCAATATAATAGTCTTGAAGCTCTTCTACTTCTCTCTCAACTATTATTACAAAGTTATCAAGCTGCTTAACTTTCTCTACAAATAGACCTAGTGATTCTTCTGGTGAAAACTCTTTATATTCTGGCCTCTCATATTCAAAGAACCCTTCTAAAGCTTTCCACATCTTCTCATATCCATTCTTAAAGAAAGGTGGATAACATATAAAGCCACAATCTTTAGGTATCTCATCTAACAAGTCCATAACGTCTCCTTGATAAAATGTATCTACCTTAATCTTTAGATTATTTAATTTATCCACTAACTTTTGATGCATGGTAGGGAACTGTTCTCTATAACCTCTAAGCATTCTTTTAGAATAAGCTAAACTACTTTTATCATATGATAACACATCAGCAGCTAACATCATTGTTGCCACCTTCTCAACATCTGAATTCATATATTCTTTCATGAACCCACAATCACCATCATAATCATCTCTAACTTTAAGATAATCTAAGCTCTCTCCAGTAAAAAATTTTCCAATGTAAGAACTATAAATTGTAACATCATTGCTTGTAATAGGACAATCAACCAAAGAGCTTATACTGCGTTCTACTGTAAAATTACCAGAACAGCCCACATAAATGCGCTTACAGTCCCATTCTTTTACTATATTTCCTATGACTTTTATTGCACCTTGCGGCGCTGAACCTTGAAACATCTTACACCTCAATAATCCTATAATCCAAGAAAAGCCTAGGACTTATAGCCCCGGCTTGAATTTCTTTTTGGAGCAGAAGACCATTCCGAATAGCATCTCTTGACGGTTGCCAAGTGTTTTACCTTAAACTACTTCTGCATATATATTTAAAACTTAAACTTTAGTTGCTTAAGTTTATTCTTGATATCATTCTCCTCTGTCAATTCTAGAATCTTAACAGCTATACCATATTGATTGAGTAGCTCTTCTTCTAGCCACCTAGCAACCATATGCCTATGACAGAACTCTTCACCAGATTCTATTTTAGCAATGCTTTCATGACAAAGTAAAATTGCATCTTCTCCTAAATCACTATACACTTCTAGAGGGTCTAACTTTGACAACACTTCTTCTCTGTACCGTCTTTCATATTCCTCCCTATCATTAATTCCAATCAACTCCCAAGATGGATAAAGTGGTGGGTACTTCTTCCCATTCCAATATCTTGCACTTTGACTAATCTGAACCCCTTTATCTTTTAGATGTTCAAACTTCTTTGAATTCATTCTTGCATAGTAACTTGTTTTCATTTCTTTGTTTCCTTTTCCTTGATACATATATTATATCACAAATTTATTCTCTTGTAAACACTTTTATAAAAATTTTTATTTTTGCCTACTTAAATATTTAGCCTATAAGGACTTATTTTATCGATAATAGTAGATTTATATAGGAGGGCCTAAAAACATCCATACAGGCTAAATATTGCATCCTCTCGCCTACTAAAAGGCTTGCTCTTCTGCTGCCTTTTTCTTTAGCATCTTTTCTTTACTAACAAACATCAATTGTTTCCAATATTTCTTAATTTTGTTTCTGGACTTAATCAACTCAATATCTGTTAACTCTTTCCTATTCATAATCTTGATAGCCATCTCACTTAAGAAATCAGCATCTACTTTATTAAAGCCTTTTCCATTTTCATGTAATGATTTGCTGCTTTTCTTTTCATCTATCATTTGAAAATTGTAAACAGTGATTATCGCTTTCTTGACAGCTACATCATTCTTATCCAACAAAGATAACAAATACTCTTTCCATTGTTTCTGATTTGTAAAAGATTCCCAGACTTTCATTTATTTGTCCTTTCTTCGGTCTATAGTAAACCTTTTCTTTCCAGCCAATTTTCTACATCATTGATATAAAGTATTAGCTCTTGCAATCTTGCATGAGGTATAGACACCTCACCTTGCTCATCTTCTGTCGTAAAACGTTTCTTAGGAATTGGAACCGTTATGCCTTTTCCTAATTTATTTGCAAGCTGCTCTAGATAGTAAACTAAAGCCATAAACAAAATAATCAGCAACATAGTGTTTAGCATGTTCTTTGTATTTTGCTCTTTTGAAAAGAATCCTAACCACAAGCAAAATATTGGTAGCAGCATTCTTATTACTCTCAATACTGGATAGATTCCATTACCTATCAGCTTTACCACTCTAATGAGCGCTTCTTTTACAATCTCTACCGTAACAGCCCCTAATCTTTCTAAAAACTTAATACTCTTCATTTTCTTTCAACAACCTTTCTTTATAGTATTGCGTCTTTGTTTCCAAAAGCAATTCTAACCTTTTCTGAAAACCTCTTGCAGAGCACCTATCGCAATGTGTGTCCTCATTAATGAAGAAACTTTTATGCATCTCTTTACAAGCTCTACAATGTTTTTCCATGATATCTGCTTCTTTATAATGAGCTGCAAACAAATGAACTGTAATCAATGGTAAATGAGGGTCCTTCTCAAATTCAATCTGTACGTCCCTTAATTCATTGTTAGCAATTACATTAGTCGCTACCCATTTAACCGCTTTCATATAAGCATCTTTTGGTGTACCTGCTTTAAACTTTTTAGAATAAAACTCTTCAGCAAAAATAAATTCTCTATTCTTCATACTCAGCCTCCTTTATTTTCTTTGCTGCTGAGCTAGCTTCTTTATCTGCCATTTCATTATACTTGTTTCCAGCGTGTCCTTTAACCTTGATAAACCTAACTTTTTTATCTTGCAATTTTAGCTCATTTTTAAGTGTTAGAAAATCTATCCACAAAGCTTTATTTTTTACATCTTTTGCTCTTGACGTTTTCCAACCATTATGCTTCCAATTCTTAAGCCAATCGTTTTTAACCGCATTAACAACATATGCGCTATCTGAATAAATTTCAACCAAACACTTCTTTGGCTGCTTTGCTAAAATATCCATGGCTCTAAGAACCGCCATTAATTCCATCCTATTATTAGTTGTACTGCTTTCTCCTCCTGAATATATTTCAAGCTTTTCTTTGTCTTCTAGCTCTTCAATAAAAATGCAGCTCCAACCACCAGGCCCTGGATTATTTAAACAAGCACCATCAGTATACACCTTAATCATAGCTTTGATATTTCACCTTTCTTAATTTTTGTGTACAAGCAAATAATTGATTTTGCAAATACTTCATACAAACAACTTCCAGAAATCGTTGCTATCCATTCATGCTCTATTCTTGATTTAAAGCTTATCGCTGGCAATATATTTCCATCATCATCCATATGAAACATTATATACTGAGACACAACATTATACTTTTTCGAAACCTTACCAATATATTTTTCAAAGTCTTCAATTGCTGGTTTCTTCTCAAACTCTGAAAAAGGCTTTATCTTTTTTAGCGCCTTCTGAATCATTTTCTTGTTTTCATCTTTTCTATAGTCTAAATATAAAAGCTGTTCTGTTGTCATTTCTTTTCCCTTTCTTTTGTAAAGCGGGAAGGGACCTGATTGCCCCCTCCCAAAATCCTTATTAATTAATTGAGATTAGATATCCCAATCATCGTCATCATCGTCGTCATCCCAATCATCTTCAGGCTCTACCTTCTTAGGTGCCTTCTTAGCTGATTTCTTTGCTGGCTTTTCAGACTTCTTCGACTTCTTAGCTGGCTTTACTTCCTCTTCTTCCTCATCGTCGTCATCCTCAGATACCGAATTCAAAAGCTTAATGTAATATGCCTTCTCTCTGTTCTTAGATGGTGTAAGCCCTGCATCCTCACACATCTTAAACAGCTTCTTAGCCGGTAGACTCATAAGGTCTTCAACCTCATCGTCGTCATCGTCGTCATCGTCGTC